GTTACTTTTGGTGCGTCTGCGCACGAGATGACGCCTGCGTACCCTGAAGTAAAAACATCTCACGTTAAAAACGTGGTCAAAGTAGAGATGTCTCTTTTTAATTCTAGGGAAGAGATAAGATATTATCAGATTGATTTGTTTGATCTAAATTGGATGAACATACCGTTCTCTACAACGTATAGAATTATGCAAGTTGAGTATAAAGAACATAAAGCTTTTGATGTCTACATAAGAAAAAGAGATATGCCTGAAGCTGTGTATCTATGCACAACGTCGAAGGTAAGAAAGACCAATCAGTCAAGAACTCTTATTTCTTCTAGGATATGTTCGAGATTAGACGGACCTCCAGCATGAGATTAGCGTTAGTTCTTTGTGTCATATCGAGTTCTGTCGTAGCCGACAGTAATTCTCTTTCTCTTGCGTTGCCAAGCCCTCCGATGAACTATCAATCGGACTCGTTTTCAACGGGCAGCACTCGATGCAGTAATGCTGTGGGTGGAGGTATAAACTTAGAGTATGGTGTAACCGGAGTTATTTCGGGCTTAGATACTGACAGCCGTGGCAGAAATATAGGCGTGTATGCGCGGGTCGTTATACCTTTAGATAAACCTAAATCCCGTATAAACTGTGATGATCTTTATCAAATCGAGTTGACGCAACGCAGGTTGGAGATACAAAAACTACGAGATGAAATAGAACAACTAAGGAACTTACAAAACTCGGCTGAAGAAATGGAGTTTGAAAACTAATGGATACAACAAAGATAGCAGATAACATTGATGGACTAGCAGATCGTGAGTTTAAAACTGGCGGTATGAAGCTATCGTTTGGTTCTATCGTGGCTATATTTGCATTTCTATCCACAGTTGTAGGCGGTCTATACGGTGGATTCGTAATGTATCAAAAGATCGAAGAAGTCGCAGGGTTAGATCTTGGAGAATATCAACAGGCAATGGACGTTATGGACGCCAAGGTAACTGGTATATCTGAAAAGGTTGAAGAATCCGTGGAGTACAGCCGTGACATTAAAAACGGATTGAAAGATGACATCTTACGCATCGAGCAGCAGACAGACCGCATAGAGGATATGGTGCGTAAATCTGAGGACAAGGTTCGTACTATGATTGATAACGCAGAAGTTCGCTTCGAAAATCAACGAGAACGTGTTAGAGTGTCCCAGAGTGGCGATATGAAAGAGCTAGAAGATAAATTGATGGATAAGTTACAACGGGCATTAGACAACCCGTTGGCAGATTAGGAGATTAACATGACAGAATTTGAAAAAGCCGATCTAGATGGTAGCGGTACAATAGACCAAACTGAGTGGGATAAGTTAGCATTAGAAGACAAACGTTTGAGAATGGCTGATGAAGACGCTCAACGAGACGCTCAACGGCAAATGGCGTGGTTTGCACTGTTCGGTATGTTGTTGTATCCTTTCGCAATAATTATCTGTAACTTGGCTAATCTTGACGAAGCCATGAAATCACTAGCGTCCATAGCTGGTGTGTATTTTGTTTCTGTAGCAGCTATCGTTGCCGCGTTCTACGGCAAGGAGGCCTACACAAAAGGAAAGGCGAATAACTAATGATGAGTTTAGTAAGTAATTTGATAGGGCCTGTTAGTGGGCTACTAGACAAAGTTATCGAGGACAAAGATCAAAAGGCCAAGCTGGCCCATGAGATCGCTACGATGTCCGACAATCATGCCCAGCAGGCGCTAATGGGACAGTTAGAGATAAACAAAGCCGAAGCTGCATCGGGTTCTTTGTTCAAAGGTGGGTGGCGACCATTCATAGGTTGGGTTTGTGGTGTGGCTTTTGCTTATCACTTTGTATTGCAACCATTGATTGTGTTTGGTGTAACTGCTGCTGGCGTAGACATACCTGCACTGCCAGAGTTTGATATGGGCAGTTTAATGACTGTGATGATGGGAATGCTCGGTTTGGGCGGACTCCGCAGCTATGAAAAGAAACAAGGAATTACAAAATGAGTAATGCTTTAAAACTATTACAGGAAAAATGTGGATGCACTGCAGATGGTTCATTTGGGCCCAACACAGCTAGAGGCATTGTATCGCACTACGAACTGTCTCCAGAACGTGGAGCGCATCTCTTAGGTCAGGTTATACATGAAAGCGGCACATTTAAATATGTGCGAGAAAACCTAAACTACAGCGTAGAGGCTATGATGAAGGTTTGGCCTAGCCGTTTTCCAACAGAAGAAAGCGCAGAACCATTTGCTAGAAACCCAAAAGCACTTGCTGAAAATGTGTATCTTGGAAGAATGGGCAATGATTCTAAGGAAAAAGCCAGCCTATACATAGGCCGAGGATTTCTTCAATTAACCGGGTATGACAACGTCAAAGCGTTTGCTGCGGACATGGGTAAGCCAGAAGTTATTCAAGATCCTTCTCTTCTTGAAGAGGATTACGCTATGGATACCGCTATCTGGTTCTTTGAGTCTAACAACCTATGGAAAATTTGTGACGAAGGTGTTAATGATGATGCAATTAAACGCCTGACCCGCAGGATAAACGGCGGGTACACGGGGTTAGATCACAGGATTAAAGAAACAAATAAGGTCTATGATTGGTTGAAATAGACTACTTGAGGAAGGACCTAAAATGAGTAGCACTATTGTAATAAGCATAATGTCTGAGGGAATGCCCGTAGACAAAATGGAAGAAACTGAAGAAGGTATGGCTTGCCCATTGCCAACTCAAGATCCAGAAGCCAACATGGAAAATCTGGATATGGCAGAATATGAGCATAACTACACTGAAGCTCATTTAACTGATCAGTGTTGTGGAACGTGTTCTATGTACAATCAAACTGAAGAAATGTTGGGTTGTATCGGAGATGACACAGGAGAAGTTGGGTACTGCCAAAGTTTAAAGTTTATGTGTTCTAAAGAAAAAGTCTGTGACATATGGGCAGAAGGTGGTCCAATCACATCTGATTCACAAGAAGAATACAAGGACATTCTATAATGGATGTTGTGGACTTGGCGAAACATCTGTATAAGAAACTTGAAGAGCGCGAACAAGATATATCTCGGGCTCTTTCTCTCGGTGCTGTAAAGGATTGGGAGCAGTATAAAATGTCTGTGGGAGAGATACGGGGACTCTCTCTTGCTAGAGAAGAAATCAAGACCCTGCTGGAAAGAAACGTAGACGATGTCGAAGACTTTATATCTTCCTGATTCAGTCGCGCAGAAAATGAACAAAGACAAAAAAGCCAAAAAGGCTGAGTCTTCTTCTTTGGATAGCGCGTATGTAACCTCAGAAGAACGGGTGCTAGACCCAAACCTCTTAGAACAACCCCTGCTTGATCGACTTCCCCAACCCACAGGTTGGCGGGTTTTAGTTATGCCGTACCAAGGAAAAGCGAAAACTTCATCCGGTTTGTATATACCTGACGAAGTCCGAGAACGGGAGTCCGTTGCTACCGTAGTGGCTTATGTTATGAAGCTAGGTCCCCTAGCTTATAAGGATGCAGATAAGTTTGGCCCAGAGGCTGAACCATGGTGCAAAGAAGGCCAGTGGGTTTGTATAGGTCGGTATTCCGGCTCAAGATTTAAAATCGAAGGAGGGGAGGTTCGTATTATTAACGACGATGAAGTTATTGCGACTATCCTAGAGCCTGACGATGTTAAACACATATAGGAGAGGCAACTATGTCAGAAGAAAAAATTGAAGTAGAAGAGCAAGAAACAGAGCAGGTTTATATAGAACCTGAGTCTGAATCTCCGTCAGAGGAACCTGTCAAGGCAGATTCAACAGAAGAAACAAAGGTCGAAGCATCTAACGGTGACGAGGAACTGGACAGCTATAGTAAGGGTGTTCAGTCGCGCATTAAGAAGCTGACTGAAAAATATCGTCAGGAAGAGAGAGACAAGGCAGAAGCTGTTCGTCTTTCTCAAGAACTGATTGACGAAAACAAAAAACTTAAAAGCCGTATGCAAGCTTTAGACACAGGATATCTTTCTGAGTTTGGAAGCAGGCTGCAAGCGCAGACCGAAGAGATTAAGCGGATCTATAAAGAAGCTTATGAGACGGGCGACACTGACAAGATGGTAGAGGCGCAAACTGCTTTAGCGCAAGTTACTGCGGAACAGAACCGTTATAACACTGCGAAAGCTCGGCAAGAACAACAAGCTAAAACACAAGTTGAAACGGCTCAACAACCGCAACAACAAGTTGCACCGCAACAACAAGTTGCACCGCAGCGTCCTCAACCGGATGCAAAAGCGGAAAAATGGGCGCAAAAAAACAAGTGGTTTGGTGAAGATAGGGTGATGACCGCAGCAGCATTTGCGATTCATTCACAACTTACGAATGACGAAGGGTTTGACTCTGACTCATCTGAGTACTATACTGAAGTTGATAAACGCATTAGGTCGGAATTTCCACACAAGTTCCAACCTGCGAAGAAATCGGGTGGAGGTAGTCAGGTCGCATCCGCTGGCAACTCCGCATCCCGCAGTACTAAACAGGGGCGCAGGTCGGTCAAGTTAACGCATTCACAAGTCGCGATTGCAAAAAAGCTAGGCGTACCTCTTGAAGAATACGCTAAATTTGTGAAGGAGTAATAAAATGACTGACAACAGAACACCGCGAAAAAACGCAACTCGAGACTCAGAAACTCGCAGAAAACCTTGGGCTCCGCCCAGCCGCCTCGCTGCACCAGACGCCCCAGAGGGCTATGTGCATCGTTGGATTCGAACCTCAATGCGGGGTGAAGACGATAAAATGAACGTCAACACCAAACTGCGTGAAGGGTGGGAACCCGTCCGAAAGGATGAGTATCCAGATTATGAAGCGCCTATTATTGATGAAGGTCGATTTGAAGGTGTGATTGGTCAAGGTGGTTTAATGTTGTGTCGCATACCTGTCGAAACCGCCAATGAGAGATCCGAGTATTACGGGAGCCGAACCCGCGAACAGATGGTTGCAGTCGATCAGGATTTAATGAAGGACCAACATCCTTCTATGCCGATATCTAATAGTCGGCAAAGTCGTGTATCCTTCGGAGGCTCACGAAGAGACTCCGAGTAACTTTTATTGAGGTGCTATTATGGCAAATTCTAACGGATCCTTTGGGCTACGACCCATTGGGAAAATTGGTCAAGCGGCCAATTCTACCGGGGCAACGGAATATCGCATAGCCTCTGGCAACACAAACAAACTATACCAAGGTCAGCCGGTAATACCGACTGCGGCTGGTGTAATTGACGATCTACAAGCTGCGGCTGGTGGTACTGTCTCTATTGTTGGTGTGTTCTGGGGATGTGAATACGTTTCTTCGACATCAGGTAAAACAATCTGGTCTAATACATGGCCTGGTTCTGGCGCTGATACTAACTACCCTGTTAAGGCTTTCGTCTATGACGATCCTATGCAGACGTTTACAATCGCTACATCTAATGTAGTGGCTGCAGCAAACACTGAAGCGGAAGTACGCGCAGCAGTATTTGCTAACATCGCGTTTGCAACTGGTAATAGTGGTGATGATACTACTGGTATCTCTTCAGCTACTGCTGACCTTAACACAATCGCTACCACTGCGGCGCACTCTATGCGTATCATGGGCGTTCAAAATGACCCTGATAACTCAGATTTCACTGTAGCTGGTATTCCATTAATCGTTCGTTTAAACAACCACTTCAATGCTCCAAACGGAAGTATTGTACAGGGTACTGTTTCAACGACAGGCGTATAAGGGGGCTAACAGATGGCTATATCACGCGCACAACTAGCGAAAGAGCTAGAACCCGGTCTCAACGCCTTGTTTGGCATGGAGTACAATCGGTACGAAAACCAACATTCAGAAATCTTCACTACTGAATCTTCAGACCGTGCGTTTGAAGAAGAAGTTATGTTGTCTGGATTTGGAGCAGCACCTACTAAGTCAGAAGGTTCTGCAATCAACTTCGATGATGCTAACGAAGCGTACACTGCTCGTTACAATCACGAAACCGTTGCACTTGCGTTCTCAATTACTGAGGAAGCAATCGAGGATAACCTGTATGACCGCCTCGGCAGTCGTTACACTAAGGCTCTCGCTCGTTCAATGGCGCACTCTAAGCAGGTTAAAGCTGCTGCTGTTCTTAACAACGCCTTTTCAGGCGGTGCTAGTGCAGGCGGTGACGGCGTTGCTCTTTGTGCAACAAACCACCCGCTAACTAACGGCGGCACATTCTCTAATACTCCAGCAGTTGCTGCTGATTTGAACGAAACTTCTTTGGAAGACGCTCTTATCAACATCGCTGGTTATGTTGACGAGCGTGGGTTGAAGGTTGCTCTTCGCGGAGTGAAGTTGATGATTCCACGTCAACTGCAATTCGTTGCAGAACGTTTGATGGTTTCTAACCTTCGGGTTGGTACTGCAGACAATGATACTAACGCACTTCGCTCAATGGGTATGTTGCCTGACGGTTACGCCGTTAACGACTTCCTAACTGATCCAGATGCGTTCTTCATCAAAACAGACGCGCCTCGCGGTTTGATTCACTTTGAGCGGACTCCGCTTTCCACTAACATGGAAGCAGATTTCGACACAGGAAACATGCGCTTCAAGGCACGGGAACGTTACAGCTTTGGCTTCTCAGACCCACGTTGTGTATTCGGTTCTCCGGGCGCATAACAACAAGTCTTTTAATTTTGACAGGGGCGACTTCGGTTGCCCCTTTCTTTTTGGTTTAATTTGTTGTATTGTTTTTGTAATGGGCATCATATTAGCTTTGTAGACAGGTATCCGCCCTCCTGACGTTGCATAGACTACAAGGCGAATCCTTATGCAAAGGGTACTAAAATGGCATCGACTACATTTTCAGGTCCAGTAACTTCAACTGCTGGCTTTATTGGCGACATCGTCGTCCCAACTTACACCGTAGCAAACGCACCTTCAGCAGCAACCGCTGGCGCAGGTACTGTTGTATTTGTTTCAAACGGCGCAGCAGGTACTGCAATATTGGCTTTCTCTGACGGAACAAACTGGAAGCGTTCTGACACTGGTGGCACAATAGCGGCATCATAAGGGATGAGTCATGAGTAGATTCGCACCCCCAACCGAAGAAGAACTAGCGGCTCGAGGAATTAAACCCGCTAAAGTTCGCGCACGAAATGAGAACGGTACGCTCAAAGCGGATGATCCTTCTACACCTAATGTCAATGAGGCATGGGAAGAGAAGCCTGCAAAGAAGCGTGGGCGTCCTCCGAAAAAAAAGGAATAAAGTATGGCAGGGTCAGACATAAATGCTTATACTCATGCACAAGGTTCTTCGGCGGCTCTTATAGGACCGTCCAGATCTAGACTACAGGCCGTAAACATATACGCGACTGCAGCGGGTTCGTTCACTCTTACCAATGGTAGTGGGGGAGCAACAATGTTAACGCAGAAATTTCCTATAGGTATGAACGAGATATACATCCCTGAGAATGGAATGCTGTTTACTTCTGGAGTCTACATTTCTGCGCTTACGGGCGCGGGGACTGAACTGACGTTTCTTTTAGCGTAAGGATTATCTATGCCTAAAATCGATAAGGCTAAAATGAAATGCAACAAACCAAAACGTCAGATTTCTGGCGGTAAAAAGTCTGTTGTTAAAGCCTGTGACAAAGGAAAAGAAAAGATAGTTCGGTTTGGGGACGCCAATATGAAGATTAAGAAATCAGATCCTAAACGGCGAAAGTCGTTTAGGGCTCGTCATGGGTGCGATAAAGGCACTATGGATAAATTAAAGGCCAAGTATTGGTCTTGCAAGGCGTGGTAGTTATGAAATTAGAAGTTAATCAGTTGGTGTCGTTTGTTGCCTTGGGTTTACTAGGTTGGGCTTCTATGCAGGTTTACCAGATGAATGCTCAGTTGACGGTTACGTCTTATAAGGTTGAAGAAAACTACAACATGATCAAGCCTATGTGGCAGGATTTTTTGGTAAGGAACGCATATCATGATCAGCCGCAGCCAGATGGCAAAGCAAATATCCACGCCACCAACAGGGAGAGGTAATATGAGTTTATACGAGAATATCCGAAAACGTCGAGCAAGCGGAAAGCCTATGCGTAACAAGGGCGACAAGGGTGCGCCTAGTAACCAAGACTTTGTTAATGCGGCTAAAACCGCGAAGAAGGCAAAGGGTGGTATGATAAATAAAGGCTACAAGAACGGTGGCTGTGTTATGGCTGGTCGCGGTGGGAAATATAAAGGCGGAATGTAATGACAACTTCTGGATCAAGAGATTTCAACCTCGATGTAGCTGAACTTATCGAGGAAGCATATGAGCGGTGCGGCATAGAAGTACGCACAGGCTATGATGCCAAAACTGCTCGTCGCTCTTTGAATCTCATGTTTGCAGAATGGGCCAACAGAGGATTGAACTTGTGGACTGTTAAGTCTCATACGATTGATCTCACGCAGGGGCAGGCACAAGAAACTCTTTCGGACAATGTAGTTGATCTACTAGATGTTGTTCTTCGTAGAAACAATACTGACTATGAAGTTCAAAGAATATCCAGGGGTGAATACGCAACTTTGCCCAATAAAACAACGCAGGGCAGACCTAGCCAGTATTGGCTAAATCGTCAGATTAATCCTGTACTAAATCTTTGGTCAGTACCTGAGAACTCTACAGATCAAATTATTTATTATTTTGTTCAGAGGATCGAAGATGCTGACACATTAGTTAATACAACAGATATGCCATTCCGGTTCTATCCTTGTATGGCTGCAGGACTATCCTACTACATTGCTATGAAACGAGCACCAGAACGTGTACAGTTGTTAAAGACTGTTTACGAAGAAGAGTTCCAACGAGCAGCGGATGAAGATCAGGGAAGAACTCCTTTGAAACTTCAACCTAGTTTCAGTTATTTGAGGGTCTAATGGCATACGCAAGTGGCAGTAAAGCGTGGGGAATATCTGATCGATCAGGCCGTCGATACCGTCTTCGTGACATGAAAGTGGAGTGGACGGGAGCCAAGGTTGGTCCTGACGAGTTTGACCCCAAGCAACCTCAGTTATTTCCACCAAAAGCGTACCCAGATCCTCAAGCTTTGAGAAACCCAAGACCAGAAACAAATCTAGAGGAACAACGAGCTTTGCAGTGGGGGTGGAATCCAGTGGGATTTAACTACTTGCCGGGTCTTTCTCCAAATAACAATTTAGTAGCCACAGGATCTGTTGGCACAGTTACGGTGGTAATAACATGAGTTTTACATACGATCAGCTAAAGCAAGCTATTCAAGACTACACGGAAAATTCCGAAACAACTTTTGTAGCTAACCTTCCTTTGTTTATAAGGGCGTCCGAAGAGCGGATATTAAAGAATGTACAGCTAGATTTGTTCCGTCGTAATCAAACAGCGCATTTAACAAAAGCTAATCCTTACTTAAATTGTCCAAGTGATTTTTTAGCACCTTTTTCTTTAAGTTATATTTTATCTGGATCAAAAGAGTTTATAGAGTTTAAAGACGTTTCTTTTGTACAAACGTATTCACCTAATCCAGCAACCGAAGGATTACCTAAATATTATGCACAGTTTGATGTAGGTAACTTCCTTGTTGGCCCGACACCTAACGCAAACCTTGATGTTGAGCTACACTACCTGTATCGTCCAACTAGCATAACAGCGGGCGCAGGAAGTGGAACGACTTGGATTAGTTTAAACGGAGAGCTAGCATTGTTATACGGTTCGCTTGTAGAAGCGTACATATTTATGAAGGGTGAAGCTGACGGCATGCAACAGTACAATCAACGCTTTGAAGAAGCTATGATCGGGTTGAAGATGTTAGGTGAAGCTAAAGAAACCACTCAAGAATATAGAGTTGGTAAAGTTATAAGGACGAAAACGTAATGTTTAAACTAGATTTCAACATGCCGGATCAACCAATGGTATCGGTAAAAACTACCGATAACCGTGGGTTTTCTCCGGAAGAAGTAGCTGAACGCTGTGTGTCTAAATTGATCAGCGTTTCAGATGGTGCACATCCTGCTATTAGAGATCAAGCACTGGCCTACAAAGAGCACATGGAAGAAGTAGTTGCATTTTATATGCGAGAAGCTATTCGCAGCGACCGTACAACTGTGTATAATGCCCTAAAAGATTCGGGAAACCCCGAACTAGCTGACGCGATAAGGAGACTATAATATGGCGATAACTCAAGCAATGTGTACGTCC